TCTTGACGAAGGTGATGGTATTGTTACAATCAACATTGGTCGCGATTTCAATGACCCTGAGCTTACTGTATTTCCGGGATTGGATGAAATTGAGTTGGCGAATCGCTACCTGAATAGACCGCTCGGTGTAAGTATTGCTTACCAAGAACCTGTGAGTTTTACAGCAGACTTCATCCAGCAACGCTATAGTGAATTTGACGCTATTTCGGGTGGTACAATCCAAGTTAGCTTCGATCAGATGTTTGATTTCTATCGCGGCTATGAAGATACCTACTATGATTTCAATGGTAATCTACAGACAGCGGCAATCAACGAACCCCGATTTGGCTATGACCCAAATACACTTGAGCCTTACGGAC